GTCGTCCACTCTATCTATATACCCGAACGAAACGATTGCCTACCTAGCTGGTATGGTTGCCCAGCACGACGTGATGGTGGTCAAAGAATTGGCTGACCTGAAGAAATACGTGGTCAACAAGCTGGTCGTCGAGACAGAACACCCCGATGCCAAGATACGGCTGACCGCATTACGTGCTTTAGGGGAAGTAGATGGCGTGGACGCATTCAAAAAACGCTCTGAAGTCACCCACAAGCAGCAGTCTATTGAAGAAGTCGAGAGAGAACTGCTTGAAACGCTGGCTAAACTGGAACGGCGCACAGTTGACGTGACTGCAATAGAGGTCAACGTATGAATGTCACTATAGAGCAGATAGATGCATTGAAGAATCTGCTGCCTGCGGCGTCATCTGATGAAAAAAGGCGCATTCTTGAGCTTATCAAGGTCTGGGATGCCCAATCTGTACAGTTTTTGGGCAAAGACAGCATACTTGAGTTCGCTGATCACGTGTATCCGGGCTACAAAGTGGGCCCACATCACCGCAGACTAGCCAAAATCTTCGAAGAAATCGCTGCTGGACGTAAAAAACGCGTGATTGTGAACATTGCGCCCCGTCACGGCAAGTCAGAACTCATTTCATATCTTGCACCGGCATGGTTTCTGGGTAAATTCCCCCAAAAGAAGGTCATTATGGCCTCCCACACAGCCGATTTGGCTGTGAATTTCGGACGTAGAGTACGTAACTTGGTGGGTTCGGAGTCATACCGGGACATTTTTCCGGCAATTGAACTGCAATCGGACTCAAAATCAGCATCACGATGGGGGACAAACTTCAATGGCGAGTACTTTGCTATCGGTGTCGGCGGCGCTTTGGCTGGGCGTGGTGCTGATCTATTCATTATTGACGATCCTCATTCTGAGCAAGAAGCTAAAACTGGGAGACCCGATGTCTTTATTCCTGCTTGGGAGTGGTTTCAGTCTGGCCCTCTTCAGCGCCTTATGCCGGGAGGCGCGATTATTATTGTTATGACCCGCTGGTCAAAGCTGGATTTGACTGGGCAAATCATCAGTCAGATGGCCCGCGAAGAGGGGGTAGACCCTTGGGAAGTCGTTGAATTCCCTGCAATCCTAAATGAAAAGCCACTCTGGGGCGACTTCTGGTCTATTGAAGAGCTACTGTCTAAAAAGGCAGGTATGGACGTGCGGTACTGGGAAGCCCAGTACATGCAGAACCCCGTGTCTGAAGAGGGCGCACTTATCAAGCGGGAGTGGTGGCAGATATGGGATCAGGACAAAGACCCACCCCACTGCGAGTTCATCATCATGAGTCTGGATGCTGCGCAAGAAGCCAACACCCGGGCTGACTACAACGCCCTGACTACGTGGGGTGTGTTCATGAATGAGGAATCAAAGAACTACAACATCATCCTGCTCAATGCCATAAAGAAGCGTCTGGAGTTTCCAGAGTTAAAGAAGATGGTCCTTGAAGAGTACAAGGAGTGGGAGCCCGATGCGTTTGTAGTGGAGAAAAAGTCCAACGGATCAGCGCTATACCAAGAGTTTCGGCGTATGGGCGTGCCGGTCAGTGAATTTACCCCGGGCAAGGGACAGGATAAGATATCCCGCGTCAATGCTATTTCTGATTTGTTTTCGGCGGGAATAGTGTGGGCCCCTGACCGCAGGTGGGCCAGAGAGGTCATTGAAGAATGTAATGACTTCCCTAGTGGCGTGAATGATGACTTGGTTGACTCCACATCACAGGCTCTGGCGCGCTTTAGGCAGGGGGGATTTATCAAGCTCCCGAATGACGAACCGGAAGACATAAAGTGGTTCAAAGGATACCGTGGTCGTGAAAGGTTTTACACAGTATGACTACACAGAAATTTATGGGCAGAGGGCAGTTGATAGACCGGCTTGCAGCGCAAGTGGGTAACCGTGACGCCGCCGTAAAAATACTTCAGGAACGTGGACATCTAAAAGCAGACGGCAAGACGTTCACTACTGAAGGGGCACGACGCAACCAGATGACAGCGGAAGAGCGCGCGTTAGACCGAGTGTCTAAGAAAACAGGGCGTGAACCGCAGGACTTTAGATATAACCGCTCAACAAACCGGGCAACTTTGAAGGATTGATATGGCTACAAGTTCTATGGATAAGAGTCTCTACCAAGCTCCGGTAGGTCTGGATGAAATGATGGGGGCTCCAGAAGTAGAGATTGAAATTGAAGACCCTGAGTCAGTAAGTATTCGTGCGGGGGACGTGGACATTGACTTGATGCCCCGTAAAGAAAACAGCGAGGACTTCGATATGAACCTCGCTGAAGAGATGGACGAATCAGATTTGCAGTCGTTAGGCGAGGACTTGGTAGCTGACTTTGGAAAAGATTTGATGGACCGCAAGGACTGGATAAAGACCTATGTGGACGGACTGAAGTTGTTGGGACTGAATTACGAAGAGCGGACTGAGCCTTGGCAAGGGGCTTGTGGCGTGTTCCACCCGATGCTGACTGAGAGTGTGGTCAGATTCCAAGCAGAGGGGATGATGGAGACTTTCCCCGCAGCGGGGCCAGTCAAGACCAAGGTTCTTGGTAAAGAGACAAAGGAACGGGAGAAGTCAGCCGTCCGTGTCCAGAACGACATGAACTACCAGCTTACCGAGGTGATGACTGAATACCGCCCGGAACATGAGAAGCTGTTGTGGTCACTGCCTTTGGCAGGTTCTGCGTTCAAGAAGGTCTACTACGACCCCAACCTTGGGCGTCAGGTAGCTATGTTTATTCCCGCTGAAGACATCGTTGTACCGTATGGGGCTCCTAGCTTGGAGCGTTCGGAGCGGGTAACGCACGTCATGCGTAAGACCGAGAACGAGGTCATCAAACTACAAGAAGCTGGGTTCTACCGCGATGTGGACCTAGGTGAGCCGGGCTACGAGATAGACGACGTTGAGAAGCAGAAGGCCGAAGAAACCGGCATGTCTGCGACTCAAGATGACCGCTACCGAATTCTGGAGATGCACGTTGACTTGGACTTAGTCGGGTACGAGCACAAGAACAAGAAAAAGGAAGCCACGGGCATTGCATTACCGTATGTAGTCACTATAGATAAATCCACATCCACCGTTCTAGCTATTCGGAGAAATTGGTATGAAGACGATGAGTTGCACTCAAAACGACAGCACTTCGTCCACTATCAATACATCCCCGGTTTTGGCTTCTATGGTTACGGTCTTATCCACCTTATCGGCGGGTACGCGAAAAGCGCGACGATGCTCATCCGTCAACTCGTGGATGCGGGCACACTTTCGAACCTACCCGGGGGTCTCAAATCTCGTGGTCTCCGCGTCAAGGGTGACGATACGCCTATCCAGCCCGGGGAGTTCCGAGATGTAGATGTACCAAGCGGGTCTATCCGTGACAACATCCTGCCGCTTCCGTACAAGGAACCAAGTCAGGTTCTGTTCGCTCTGTTCCAGAACATCGTAGAAGAAGGCCGCGCCTTCGCTTCTAGTGGCGATATGAATGTGTCCGACATGTCGGCACAGGCTCCAGTGGGCACAACGCTGGCGCTACTTGAGCGTACGCTCAAAGTGATGGGGGCCGTGCAAGCTCGCATCCACTACACCATGAAGCAGGAGTTCAAGCTCCTGAAGGGCATCATTGCTGACTACACACCAGAAGAGTACAGCTACGCTCCTGAAGACGGCACAGACAACGAAGACGAAGACGACCGCCGGGCCAAGAAGTCCGACTACGACTCGGTTGAAGTCATTCCGGTCAGTGACCCCAATGCAGCCACGATGGCCCAGAAGATTGTGCAGTATCAGGCTGTGATGCAGTTGGCTCAACAGGCTCCGCAGTTGTACGATTTGGCGTTCTTACACCGCCAGATGATTGAAGTGCTGGGTGTTAAGAACGCTGACAAGTTGGTCAAGGTTGAAGACGATGCTGTGCCTACTGACCCGGTGACGGAGAACCAGAACGTGTTGATGGGCAAGCCTGTCAAAGCGTTCATTGAGCAGAACCATCAGGCGCACATCCAAGTGCACATGGCTGCCATTCAGAACCCCCGAGTTCAGCAGTTGTTGCAGATGAACCCAGCTGCTCAGGCGATCAT